ATCTATCGTATAACTATACATGACAGAACAGGAGAGGTTAATACAGATTGTTATGATTTGTTAGAAAACTTTGCACCCGAATTAAAAATGCGTTATGATACGATAAATGAATTACCGAAGTGGGCGCAAGAGAAGTTAGCCGTACTTATGGTGCTTGACCCTATGAAAATTAATAACGATATACAGGGTGTGGGGAGACGTATTAGCCGTAATATCTATTGGCTATACAAGGAGAATTAGAATGGCAACAACCCCCGAGGGGAAAGTTAAGAAACAAGTGCGCCTAGTGTTAGACAAGCTAGGCGCATATTATTTAATGCCAGTGACTAACGGCTTTGGTAAACAAGGTGCGCCCGATTTTTTAGTTTGTTATCAAGGAAAGTTTTTTGGTATAGAAACTAAAGCAGGCAAAGGTAAGACGACTGCATTACAAGAATTAAATCTTAATCGTATACGCGAAGCAGGTGGGACTGCATTAGTTGTATATGAAGATGACGTAGTAAATTTAGAAAATCAGTTAGTCGGTCGACTAACATCATAAGGAGAACGAGAATGGACGAGCAACAATTAAAAACAGAACAAGACTTTAATATTTTAATTAAAGAAGTCATGGACGTATTTCGTAAGCACAACCCACCTATTGAAGTTGCAGTATCAAGTATATTCTTTGTACTATCAGATGTAGCACACAACCTTAACATTCCTAAAGAAGCACTCACTAATAGACTGTCAGAAGTTTATGACATGGTGAATGATATGAAACAAAAAAATCAAGAAGCACAAACCACCGACACCACCGAAGTTTAATCAAGGAAAATACTCATGGAACAAAAAGTAGAAGTGCCGTTTTTATTTGTAGCAACTCCAATGTATGGTGGAATGTGTCATGGTGCGTTTGCCACAAGTTTACTTACTATGGTAAATACCTTTACCAATTCGGGAATGGGTTTTACCTTTTCTCATATGATGAACGAGTCTTTAATTACTCGCGCACGTGATAGTTTAGCAAATGATTTTTTAGATACCAAAGAATGTACACACCTACTATTTATAGATTCTGATATTGGATTTAATCCACAAGATATTATCCCAATGGTGACTGCTGATAAAGACGTTATATGTGGTATATATCCTAAAAAAGAAATTAATTGGAATCAAGTATCAGACGCAGTTAAAGAAGGCATACCACCACAATCATTAGGAAATTATACGGGAGTGTTTGTAGTAAATGCCGTAGACCATGCACCACATATAGAAGTAAAACTTAGTGAACCTATTGAGATTGCTAATGGTGGTACGGGGTTTATGCTTATTAAGCGTGAAGTACTAGAAAAATTAAAAGATGTTGTACCCACTTATAATAGTGACATGTACACCATCATAGATACAGAACGTAAGCCACGAAAAATATACCAGTTCTTTGATACAAGTATTGATAAAGATTCGGGTAATCGTCTTCTATCAGAGGATTATCACTTTTGCAAATTAGCTAGGGACAATGGCTTTAAAGTATGGGCGGCACCTTGGGCGCAACTATCCCATACAGGCTCATATACATTCAGCGGATTCTTACCAAGAGTATAGGAGAGTATATGAAACATTATAAAAAACCATTAGGTGAAAGAATAATAGAAGCAATTATTATTACCATTGTAATTACAGGTACGGCAATGATGGCGTATGGATTTTACCAAGTGATTGATGTTATGTTTATAAGGAATCATTCAACATGTTAGAACAAGCAAGAAAATTATCTTATCTTTTAAAACAACCTTTTGAATCAAATGCAGAAGTTTTAGTACGCATGTATGAAGCATCTGTAATGATTGATAGATTAGTTAAAAAAATAGAAGAAACAAAACCAACTCATAAAAAAGATAATAAAGAAATTATTGATGTTCCTTACGAAACCGAAATCAATCCGCATGAAAATTTAGATGAAGCGGATATTGCAGAAGAAATAGATTCATTTACAAGACACAACGCGGACATTGATTAATGGGATTAATGCGAAACCCCAACGCACCACATATAGATTTTGCCGAATTGAACGGGGTATATAAAAACTATGTACCTTCTAACATCGATATGATGTATGAACGTAATGGATACTTCTTAGTAGGTGAATGGAAACGTCCTAACGAATCTATAAGTATTGGGCAATCCATATTGTTGAAGCAGTTAGCAAAACAACCAAAGACTATTGTATTAATCATACAAGGCAATACAGATACAGAAATGCAGATAGATGAGTTTTGGTTATTAAAAAGTGATGGTACTAAAAAATCTTTAGGTAAATCGCGTGAGTCATTACGTAAGTTTATTTATAAATTTTTTGCTGAGATAGCAGATAAATGAAATGTACACAAAATTAGATGATAAAGAAATGGCTATTAAAATAATTAAATATTTAGTAGACAACCCAAATGCAACACAAAAAGAAATATGTCAACAGTTTAGAACAAATGAACGTAGATTAAACCAATTAGAAGAAGAACATCTTATTAATATAAGTCATACGAGGAGACAACATGGCACAACCCCAAGTACACAAGAGTAGACGACACAACAACCCTATGCTTACACATAACGGCAGACCTAAATACAAAGCGTTTACCATTAAACAATTAGAAGAAGCATTACAGAAAATTGAAGCAGGCAAGAAACGTGCCAAGATTGTGCAAGAACTTAATAGGAAATTAAAAAATGGTTAAACCTTATATAAAAGTAGTAAGTATTAGAGATAGAAAAGATGGTGACTGTAATTTAAAACTAGACATTAACCAAGCAGGTAAAGAATTACTCATGCAAACAGGCATTCAAAAAGCATTAGCAGATTACACGATAGCTAATACAGGCAAACTATCTTTTTGGGATAAACTTAAAATCTGTTGGAGTATATTGAAGTGATTGTTTATGGCGCTAAACGAGTAGGCGGTAAGTTATTATTAAGACGGTGGTTTAAAATGAGAAGCTCTGATAAGAATAAAAGAGTGCATGAAGAAATAGAAAAGCTACGCAAAAAATGGTGGCATTATAGAACGAGGTGGGACGCATGATACCTTTTAGTTACGCAGTAGTAGATAGTGATGGCGAAGTCTTACGTAAATATAGATGGTCTGTCAAGGAAGCTAAGTGGCATAAAGAACAAGGCAAGAATGTAGTTGCATTACCAAAAGAAATAGTAAAACCATTTAACACAAACGATTATGAGGAAGCCCCCTTCTGATGAAATTAATAACAATTGACTTTGAAACATACTATGACAAGGTAATATTTAGTTTATCTAAAATGACGACAGAAGAATACGTGCGTGATGATAGATTTGAAGTCATAGGCGTATCTGTCAAAGTAGACAACAAAGAAACCCAATGGGCAAGTGGCTCACATGAAGAACTTAAAAGTTGGCTACAAACATTCCCATGGAAAGATGCCATGATGGTGGCGCATAACTGTATGTTTGATGGATTTATATTAAGTGAAAAGTTTGGTATTTATCCTAAAGTGTACGCAGATACTTTATGTATGGGGCGTGCAATTCATGGTGTCGAAGTAGGCGGCAGCCTAGCCGCATTGGCTGAAAGATACAAACTAGGTGTTAAGGGTGATGAGGTTATTGCAGCGTCGGGTAAAAGACGTGAGGACTTTACATCAGAAGAACTTAGTAGGTATGGTGATTACTGTATTAATGACGTAGAACTTACGCACAAATTATTTTATGCCATGTTAGGTAAAGGATTTCCTAAACAGGAAATGAAGTTAATTGACTTGACATTACGTATGTTTATTCAGCCGAAACTAGATTTAGATTTGAATTTGTTAGAAATGCACTTAACAGATATTAAAGAAAAGAAAGCTAAACTATTAGCTGAGGCTAATGTAGAGAAAGAAGAACTAGCAAGCAACCCTAAGTTTGCAGAACTATTAAGAAGTTTAGGTGTAGAACCCCCAGTAAAGATTTCACCAGCAACAGGGAAAGAAACATTTGCACTAGCTAAAAATGATGAAGAATTTAAAGCCTTAGCAGAACATCCCGATGTCAGAGTACAGACGTTAGTTGCGGCAAGACTTGGAACTAAATCAACACTTGAAGAAACTCGAACTGAAAGATTTATTGGGATTGCTAAACGAGGATTGATGCCAGTCCCCTTGAAATATTATGCAGCGCACACAGGAAGGTGGGGTGGTTCAGATAGTTTGAACTTACAAAACTTACCATCACGTGGCGACAATGCAGGTAAATTAAAGAAATCTATTGTAGCCCCCGAAGGTTACGTCATTATTGATGCCGATTCTAGTCAGATAGAAGCACGAGTATTAGCGTGGTTAGCAGGACAGAACGACTTAGTTGAAGCGTTTACTAAAGGTGAAGATGTTTATAAGATTATGGCATCTAAAATTTATGGTAAACCTAGAGAAGAAATTACTAAAGAAGAAAGATTTGTAGGTAAGACTACAATTCTTGGTGCAGGCTATGGCATGGGTGCAGTTAAATTTAAATCTCAATTAAAAACATTTGGTACTGACGTGACTGAAGATGACGCTAAACATATTATTGAAGTGTATCGTCAAACATATCCATATATAGTAAACCTATGGCGTGAAGGACAAAAGTCATTAGAGGCATTATCAAAAGGTATGACAACATCTTTAGGTAAATATGGTGTATTAGCCCTGGCCCTAGATGAAAAGGGCATAAGACTCCCTAGTGGGTTATTGATGAGATATGACCAACTTGTTCACATGCGAGATGAAGATGACAAATTACAGTTCCAATATAAAACAAGATATGGTTGGAATAAAATATATGGTGGTAAGGTAATTGAAAATGTTTGTCAAGCCCTAGCTCGTTGTATTATTGGTGAACAAATGATTGAGATTGCAAAAAAATATGATGTAGTACTTACAGTACATGATGCAGTAGCGTGTATTGCTAAAGAAGAAGAAGCAGAAACAGCACAGAAGTACGTAGAAAAATGTATGAGATGGACACCCGAATGGGCTACAGGATTACCCGTAAATTGTGAGTCGGGCTATGGCAAAAATTATGGAGAATGTTAATGGAGAATGATATGAACGAAAAGACACTATCTGTACTACAAGAAGCACATAAAATTATTTATGGTGACAGAGAACAAACCTATGGACACCCCGATAAAAACTTAAAGACAATTTCTAAAATGTGGAATGCTTATATTACCGCAGTTGGAGAACGTGAATTAAATGCTAAAGATGTTGCTATACTAATGATACTATTAAAAACAGCTAGATTAGCCAATGACCCAAACAATAGAGATTCTATTGTAGATATTTGTGGTTATGCAGCGTTAATTGAAAGATGCACAAATGACTAAAATGCCCGCTTGGTCGTACTCTTCTATAAAAATGTATGACCAATGCCCTAAAAAGTATTATCATATTAAAGTATTAAAAGATGTGGTTGAACCATTTACTGATGCAATTACATACGGCAAGAATTTTCATTTAGCAGCAGAAAAATACGTACGTGATAACGTACCACTACCATCTCAGTTTGATTTTGTAAAGAGTGCGTTAGATAATCTTAAACAACTCGAAGGTGAAAAACTTTGCGAGTATGAAATGGGATTAACTTCTAATTTAGAACCTTGTAAGTTTAAAGATGAAAATGTATGGTGGCGTGGTATTGCTGACTTACTTATTATAAATGGTGATGAAGCCCGATGCATTGATTATAAGACAGGTAAATCTGCCAAGTATGCCGATACTGACCAACTAGAGTTAATGGCTTTAGCTGTGTTTAAGCATTTTCCACAGATTAAAAAAGTAAAGGCAGGGCTACTTTTTGTTGTATCAAAAAACTTTGTTAAAGACTCGTATTCTATCGAAAATCAAGATAAAATGTGGATGAAGTGGTTTAGTGAAATTAATCGTATGAAATATTCATATGAAAGCAATGTATGGAATCCAAGACCAAGTGGTCTGTGTAAAAAACATTGTTATGTACTAGAGTGCGCCCATAACGGAAGGAACTAATATGCCTTATGTAAATAAGCCAAGACCCTATAAAAAAGAATATCAGCAACAAAAAGCTAGAGGCGAACTTGAACGTCGTATGGAACGTCAACGTGCAAGACGTGCAGTGGATAAGATGTATCCCGATAAGAATAAAGATGGTGAAGCCGATATCAGAAAAGGTAAAGATGTAGCCCATGTAAAAGCACTTGACAAGGGTGGTTCCAATAAGGATGGTATTTATATTGAAAAGTCTGGTCAGAATAGGTCATTTAAACGAGATAAAAAATCAAACTTAGTTTCTGAAAAGACTAAACGTGGTGATAAGAAATTATCAAAAGTAGTTAAATTAAAATAATGATGTGATAGGTGTCTACGTAAGGTAGGAGTGGTAGATACTAGCCCGATAAAAAGGGTTCATAATAAACCTTACCAGTCGGTACTGCTTGTTTCCTGCGGGGAGCCGACATCTATTGGAGAATGGATTTGGAGATAATTGACAACAAAGCAATATTGCTTAAACTTCGCGACCCTAATAAAGTCACGACTGTTATACCTAAAAGTAAAGACATGGGTAATAACCAAGTTTTAGTCAATTGGGGGCTTGATGAAATGCAAGTCCTCAAGAACCTCCAAATAAAAAACATCCCATCACCTATTATATCGAAGTACGATTGGCCCGGGATGCATAAGCCTTTCGAACATCAAAAAACAACTTCATCATTTCTAACACTTCATCGTAGAGCTTTCTGTTTAAATGAACAAGGCACAGGTAAAACGGGTTCAGTTATATGGGCTGCGGATTATCTTATGACTTTAGGTAAGGTTAAGCGTGTGCTTGTGATATGCCCTCTATCTATTATGGATTCGGCATGGCGAGCAGACCTATTTAAATTTGCCATGCATCGTACTGTAGATATTGCTTATGGCACAAGAGAAAAACGTACACGTATTATTAACTCTGATGCTGAGTTTATTATCATTAACTATGATGGTGTTGAAATAGTTAAAGACATTATTGCCGAAAATAAATTTGACCTTGTAGTAATTGACGAAGCTAATGCTTACAAGAATACTCAGACTACTAGATGGAAAACACTTAATAAAATTTTAACCCCAGACACATGGCTTTGGATGTTGACAGGTACCCCTGCTGCACAATCGCCTGTAGATGCGTATGGACTAGCTAAATTAGTCAACCCTAAAAATGTACCTAAGTTTTATACTACCTTTAAAGATATGGTGATGTATAAAGTAACTCAATTTAAATGGACAATACGACCTAATGCAGACAAAATTGTATACCAGTCACTTCAACCTGCTATTAGATTTACTAAAGAAGAATGCCTTGACTTACCCGAAATGACCTATGTGACCCGTGAAGTTGAACTTACTCCACAACAAAAGAAATATTATAATGCGTTACGTAGCAAGCTTGTAATACAAGCATCGGGAGAACAGATTACAGCCGTTAATGCAGCGGTGGGTCTTAGTAAATTACTACAGATTTCTTGTGGTGCTGTTTATTCCGATACGGGAGAAACATTAGAATTTGACATCAATAACCGCTATAAGGTGTTAAGAGAAGTCATCGATGAGACACAGCAAAAGATATTAATATTTGTTCCATTTAAACATACTATCCAAATATTATCCCAGCAACTACAACAAGATGGATTTACAACTGAGATTATTAATGGAGAAGTTTCGGCAAATAAACGTGCAGAAATATTTAAACAATTTCAAGAAACACCTAACCCACGTATATTAATTATTCAACCTCAAGCAGCATCACACGGAGTTACTTTAACTGCTGCAGATACAGTTGTTTGGTGGGGGCCGACCCCAAGTTTAGAAACTTATGCACAAGCTAATGCTCGTGTGCATCGTGCAGGGCAAAGGCATCCTGTGACAATTGTAAGATTACAAGGTTCAAATGCGGAGAGGCATTTATATAAAATGCTTGACACACGTATTACTGACCATACAAAGTTAGTTGACCTTTACAAGAATTTGCTTGACTAAGATAAAGTTTGATAGTATAGTTTAGACATAACTATAAGGAGAATGGTAATGGAGAATGATGTATCTTTGGAACAACTTACTCGTGTTTATATAAAAATGCGAGACAAAAAAGCCGAACTCAGCCAAGAATTAGAAGCAAGGTTATCTGAACTTGACGATAAGATGAAAAAAGTCAAGACAGGAATCCTAGACCATATGAAAGAAATTGGTGCGGAAAGTTTAAAAACTGAAGCAGGCACTGTGTATCGTACAGTTCGTACAACATATTCAACAAATGATTGGGATTCTATGAACAAGTTTATTCTTGAGCATAGCGTGCCGGAAATATTAGAGAAGCGTATTCATCAAACTAATATGAAGGCATTTTTAGAAGAACACCCTGATGTGCTTCCGCCGGGGCTTAATGCAAACATGGAGTATTCTGTGACAATTAAAAGGAGCAAAAATGGCTGAAGAACTATTTGTACCAATTGAAGATGTAGCTAAACATTTTTCAGTATCTATATCTACAGTTCGCACATGGATTCGTTCAGACTTAATCCCTGCACTAAAACTTGGCGGTGTATATCGATTTAAGATTAGTGAAGTGGAAGCAGCTTTACGTAAACTAAGCAACAGTGGATTACTTGAAGAAATTAGTAGCACTTCAGAAGGTGTAGAAAATACACCCGATGTAGAAGTATATAACCCAAATGAAGATTTATAAGGAGAATGGATATGAGTGATTTAGCTTTATTTTCAAATAATGAATTACCTGCATATTTAAAAAATGCAGCTTTAGACGATGTAACTAGCGCACTAGCTGGTGAATCATTAGGCTCACGCCGAATCAGTATTAAAGGTGGTGTTTTCCGTGAAATGATTGGCGGTAAAGAATACCGTGTATCAGAAGAACGTTCTATGAATGTTGTCATTGTGAAAGCAGCACCAAAAGTTTCACGTATCTACTATGCCGGAAGTTATTCGGAAGGAGAAACTGTGTCCCCAACTTGCTGGTCATCCGATAGTCAACGCCCAGATGAAAAGGTCAAAGATAAACAAGCAACTACCTGTTTAGTTTGTGCTAAAAACATCAAAGGCTCTGGACAAGGTGATAGTCGTGCTTGTCGTTACCAACAACGTCTTGCCGTAGTGGTAGACGGAGAGATTCATAAACAAGAAGTATATCAACTTGTACTACCCCCTACTTCTGTTTTCGGTGATGGCGAAAAAGGTAAACTACCTCTACAAGCATATGCTCGTCATTTGAAAAATAATGGTGTGCCTATCACAGGTGTTGTCACTGAGATGAGGTTTGATACAGCAAGCCCTACACCTAAGTTAATATTTAAACCACTTAGGGCTTTAACTGAAGAAGAATATAATACAGTGCAACATCTCAAAGATTCTTCAGAAGCTATCAGTGCAATTACATTAACAGTGGCACAAACTGACAATGTAAAAGAAACCAAACAACCGGTACTTACTGCACCAGCTGCGTCAGAAGAAGTTATTGATGAACCCAAGAAAGCTGAACCAAAGAAAGCACCAGTAGCCAACGAGCCTAAATTAGAGGACTTAGTTGGTGAATGGGATGATATTTGATTAACAGTATGGGGTGTTAACTCACCCCATCTTTCTTAGGGTGGCTATGAATAACTTAGACTTTTTACGTCAAGTTCTTGGCGATGAGGGCTTCTATTGTATTGTGGGATTAAAAAAAGATTCTGATAAACCTATTCAGAAGTTCTTTCCTACATTAGAAGATGCCCTTGTTGTTGCTGAGAATATAAAGAAAGACGGCTATGATGCATACTATGCACTAGCTACTTTCGAAGATGGTAAATCTCGTAAAACAAATAATGTTAAACAATTAAGGTCATTGTTTTTAGATTTAGATTGCGGTACGGGAAAAGCGTATGACACGCAACAAGAAGCGATTGAAGCTTTAAAGAATTTCTGTAAGGTAAGTGGGATGCCGAAACCAACACTTGTTAATTCTGGTGGTGGGGTGCATGTATACTGGCCTTTAGAAAAACCTATTACCAAAGATGAGTGGTTACCTTTAGCTGAGAAGCTAAAGAGTATGTGTGATGACTTTGATTTACATGCAGACCCTGTAGTGACTGCGGACTCTGTTCGCATATTGAGAGTACCCGGTACTTTTAACTATAAAGAACTTACTCCAAGACCTGTTGAAATCGTAGGGCCCCCAGGCATCATCAACGTATATGAAACAATTAAAGGTATTATTGGTGAACCTATCCTTACTAAACCTGCGTATATACCACGCGGTGAAATGGATGAAGCAACTAGAGCTATCTTAGGTAGTTACATTAATAGGTTTAAAACTATTATGTTAAAGACAGTAAAAGGTGATGGCTGTCAACAACTAAAATATATTATTGAACATCAAGCTACTATGTCGGAACCGATGTGGAGAGCAGGACTATCTGTAGCTAAATTTTGTATTGATGCAGATAAAGCTATACATAAAATTTCTAGTGGACACCCCGGATATAGCCCAGAGTTTGCCGATAAAAAGGTACGAGGTATTAAAGGTGGTCCTTATACATGCTTAAAATTTGAAGAGTTTAATCCTAAAGGTTGTGATGGATGCCCGCACAAGGGTTCTATTAAATCCCCGATTGTTCTCGGCCGTGAAGTACAAGAAGCAAACGAAGCCGATAATATTGTAGAAGATGTACCAGAGAATGTAGACCAAGGTCATACACAGACTTATGTAATACCTAAATATCCAGAGCCATACTTTAGAGGTAAGAATGGTGGTGTATTTAAACGAGTTATCAAACAAGAAGATGAAATAGAAGTACTTGTTTATCACAATGATTTATATGTAACACGTCGATTAAGTGATACCGATGTAGGTGAAGCAGTAGTTATAAGACTACATTTACCTAAAGATGGTGTACGAGAATTTACAATACCTTTAACTGCGGTAACGTCTAAAGATGAGATAAGAAAGCATATGGCATTTTACGGGGTTGCCGTAACTAAAACAGAAGAAATTATGCAGTACATAACAACATGGATAAATAAAATGCAATATACACATAAGACAGACACGGCACACAGACAGTTTGGTTGGGCTGATGATAAGTTTGAATCATTTATCTTAGGTAATAAAGAAATACGTGCAGATAGAGTAGACCATAATCCTCCATCAGCAGCAACAACACAACTCATGAATGCTTTTAATACAAAAGGTACTTTAGCAGGTTGGCATGAATGTATGAACTTCTATAAAAAATCGGGTATGGAATTACATCAATTTATTATAGGGTTAAGTTTTGGCTCTATCTTTACTAAGTTTACTCCAGTCAATGGTGCGGTACTTCATGTATTTAGTAAAGATTCTGGTATTGGTAAAACAACGGCTATGTTAGCAGGAGCTAGTATATGGGGTAACCCTATGCAGTTAGTGCTTAAAGAAGTAGATACAATGGCAACTAAAATGAATCGTGCCGAAATCTACCACAATGTACCTTTATTTATTGATGAAGTAACTAACTCATCTCCAACTGAATTAAGTAACTTCTTATACCAAGTACCCTCAGGTAGTCAAAGAAATCGTATGACAGGCTCATCTAATCAAGAACGTACTCGTGGTGAACCATGGAATTTAACTTGCGTGACTACAGGTAATACTTCTATTATGGAAAAGATTAGTATATTAAAAGCTCTTCCTAAAGGTGAATCTATGCGTATTTTAGAAGTACGTGCACATCCAGTATTAGGATTAGAAAAAGAATTTACTGATGTATTAAGTGAAAAAATTATAGGTAACTATGGTCATGCGTCTATACCATATCTACAATTTGTAATGAATAATTTAGAGTCTATTAAATCTCTTTACAAAACAACTCAATTGAAGTTGGATAAAATGTGTGGGTTTACTCCATCAGACCGATTCCATTCCGTTATAGTAGCAGATGGTATTATGGGTTTGATGATTGCTAAACGTGCGAAATTAATTGATTTCGACATTGCTGCAGTTGTCAAGTGGATTGTAGCAGTAACGGCAGATGTAAAAGAAAAATCTGAAGCTATGGATGTTGATGCCGAATCAATCTTATCTAGGTTCTTAGCTGAAAACTATAATAATATTTTACGTATTAAGAGTACAGATGATGCACGTAGTAGTGGTAATAAGATTGACTTAGACCATTTGATTATCCCAGATGCTACACCTCGCATGTCATTTATGGTGCGGTATGAATACGATGAACAGATGATGTATATTTATCAAGCACCTTTAAAAGATTGGTGTGTCAAGCATCAAATTAACTATGAAGGATTAGTTGATTCTTTAAGACGTGGTCGAACTAAAGCTATAGTAGATAAGAAACGCATGGGTAAAGGTACTCGCATGAGTCTACCTTCTGTTGATGTACTATGGATTAATTGTAAGGATTGGTTAAATGAAGAAGAAATCGTTGCCACAGCAGAACACAAAGCCGCGCTCGAAGGTGATGAGGCTGGGACAATTGTGCCCTGATGGAGTAGTTATAAATGTCAATTGGGATAAGTTTGAAATAGGTTCTTCAGTATTTATCCCTGCCATCAACATTGCCGAACTTGAAAAACAGGTCAAAAATGTGGCAATTAAGATGAATTTTGATATAAAAAGTGCAGAAAGAATAGAAAATAGTAAATTAGGTATGCGCTTTTGGAGGATTTTGTGATATATTATGAGGGCAACATTCCATTCTCCAATGCGTTGCAATCTCCTAGGGGTTTCTATAAAAAGAGGCCCCTTTTTTATTGGTATTCAGCTGCGTCTGCTTTAAGTTCTTTTAACATCTTTTTAGAATAACGTACACCATTAACCATCTCTTTAGTAGCACGGTCAAATTGTTTCTTAGATTTTTCTAGGTCAGATGTAATAGTGCCAGCATTCACACCCAGCCCAGGGTGCTTTTGACCTAATTCAATAAGCTCATCTCGTGCATCTATCATGCCATCAGTATCTCCAAAGGTACGAGCAACATTCCATTTATTACGTAGTCTACTTGCTTTTTGATTAACATATTTGTCAACACCTTTTTCACGAGCATTGATTTCTATTTGTTTAGTATAATCGGCTGGAGCAAACCCAAATGCTTGAGCACCAATGTTCCATGCATTCACATCACCTGTAATTGGGTCACCACGTAAACTACTTGTACCTTCCATAGTATATCGAGGTGCTTTTAATAATAAGTTAGACATAGCTGAAGGTAACATATCTTCTAAGCCACGCTCAAAATGACCTTCATTCATCTTACTATATCCGCGACCAATACGTTGGGCTACACCATAAACAGGACCACCAACTATTTGTGCTATTTGTTCACCAAATGTAGATGCATTAGTACCACCTTTAGTATCTCGTATAATTAAATCATTAAGTGATATACGGCTTGCAATAGATAAGTTAGTCATATATTCAAGTGGGCCTTTATACATAAAATCGCCCATATATTTTCTTGTAGCCGTATCTAAATCATCATCATCATCATCATTAAACATACTATAAATTAAAGAAATCATACCAAATAATGGGACACCACCTACACCCGCCATGAGTGCTGACATACCAAAGATACCACCTAATTGTTTCCATGCAGCTTTACGTTCCTCGGGACTAAGAGTTTTATTAAAAGCTTCTTTAGCAGTTTTTAACATCATATAATACATAGATATACCATAGCGTTTATACATGAAGAACATCTTACCTAACGCATGTTGAGATATACGAGGTGCAGCAGCGGCAGAGATACCACCGTTAGTAAGTTATGCAATATAGACTGCTTTATTAGCAGCTTGAATTTCTGCTTCGGCTTGAGTAAGTTTACCTGACTTAATATCAGATTCTAATTTTTGCATCTCTAAATCATAAGCTGCAATCATAGATACTTCACGGTTCATACGCTCACCCTCATGCATAATCCACCCAGATGCGGCATTAAACTTAGCCATAAATCCTGCACGAGTATCAGCACCTAAAACTTCATATAATTGAGAACGATTTAATTGTCCTAATTTAGATGCAATTTCAATAAAGGTTTTATATTTTCTACCTACTTCTGAATCAGGCGCATAGTTAGCAATAGATTGCATAACTTTCATTTTTGTTTTACGACCAGCACCACCGAGTACTTCCATTTCTGTAGTTCTGCCAGAACCTAAATATAATTTAGTAGCATTACCAATAGCTTTAGATACAGACGCATCACCATACTTACCTTTAAGATATGGAGCTACAATCATAGGAATATTAGCAGCGTTGACAATAGCTGAAGAAACGTTAAACCCTAATGTATAAGCAAATGCGGCCGAATTCAATATACCACCTAAGTCATGTGGTCTAGGATTAAGAACATAACCTAAATGCTTTTCAAATTCCTGCATATATGATTTTTCTAATGAATTATCACGAGCTGGTTCAAACGCAGGTTCACCATTAATATTAATTTTTTGACTACCATCCGCATTTAATATAGGAATAGCTCCTTTACCTACTTTATTAGCATGTTCACGCATCATATCTACAGTAGAAGTAAGTTTTGGATTGTATGCCATGTTAGCAATTTGATGAGACATACCACGCATCTTACGTTCAAAGACACCAATTGTATCTTCCATATAACCTTCAATATTTTTACGTTTCATAAATGCTTTAGCAGCTGCTGTTTCCGGCAACATAGTTACAAATAAACGCATCATTTCATCAATAGCTTTATCGAATTCTTTAGCTGTTTCTCCACTTGTTGGTCTATTAGTTTCTAATATAGTAAGTACACTATTTACAAAAGAACCTGATGGTGCACGTCTATAATTAATATCAGATATTTGTGAATAAGCTTCTATTGCCATACTATCAAGTTCTTCTTTTGTTTTAGCAAGTTTTTGTAATTCTTCCATACGAATTTTACGTTCGTAATCAGTTTTAAATGCTTCTTGAGCACGGTCTTGTTCACCTTTTTTATTTATATAGTTATAACCTAACCATTTATCCCCTTCACGACCTAATGCAAAGTATGGCTCAATAAGCCCCTTCTTAGAGAGCTTGTCCATAATATCTCTTTTAACTATTTCTTTAGTAGTACCATCTAAATTAGTTTCATCAATACGTGCACGGATAGCGCCTTTTAATTCCTCAAACATTTGTTTATATGCATCACGCATAGTACTGTATAATTTTTTCCATTGAGGTGATAATTTATTATAGTTAGCTTTAAGCTCTTTATATTTTTTAATATCCTCTGCATCTGTATAATCAGACTCATCTTTAGTTGGGTCTACTTCATGTACGGTACTTTCATTAACAAGTTTATTAAATGCATCATGTTGGTCTGGTCTTGTTTTAATAGCATCTTTAGCTTCACTTACAACTGCATCAATACCCTTTGTTAATTTATTTCTATATCCGTCACGTTCATGAATAGTAGAATTAAACTTCATGCCTAAACCAGGGAATACTGTATCAGCAACTTCACCAAGTGCATGCATAGGAAGTAAAGCTAAAACTCCAGTCTTAACTAAACTACTTCCTTGCTTTATACCTTCACTCAATGCAGCTTTTTGATTTTCACCTAAGAATGGAGCAGAACTAATAAATTTATCTACACCTGTAAAAATTCCAGGACTCTTTGCATTTGTTGGCGCGTGTAATGCGCCACTATTGCGATAATCTGGTGCTGGTGATATAAGAGCATCAATAATACGGTCAACTTCATCTAAGGCCGATTCTAGCGGTTTTGAAGGCATACCGACTAATCTGCGTAAGAAATTAGTAATTGCACGACTAAATTTATCCCATGCACTGATTGCTTTACCTTGAGGATTAATACCTTGTAACTTTGCTCTAAATTCTGAATTTGCCAATGCTTCAGCTGCAAACTCTTGTACATTTTCTGCACCGTATGCAGTATCTAATGTATCTTTAACATCATCAAATATTTGTTTTAATTGTCTAGCTAATTGACTATCAGGATTATCTAGTTCATGAGAAATAACAGAGTGACCTACTTCATGTAATAACACATGAGTATTCATACCTTGGTCTGCATCTAAATAAATAGTATTATTACGTGGGTCGTAATACCCCGGAACCTTTTTACCTTCGATACTAACTAGATTCGGCTCAACTCTAACTTTTGTGTTTGACGCAATTTGAGAAAAACGATTTGCAATTTTTGCAATAAATACATCTTCATTAGCAGTTAAAAGACTTAATGCCGATTTTAAATCACCTTGTTGTAATGCTTGAACAATACGAGGATGTAGTACTTGTGATAGATTAGATATAGCATCTTTAATAATGTCATATACTTTTACCCTTTGACCCATATGTTGTTCATAATGGAAAGGACGTTCTACTTCTTTTGATTGTTTACGTAATTCTTTTTCTGCTTCAAAGTAACCTTGTATAGTTGAGTCTCTATCTAAACGACTTTCACGTATACCTTCAATAGCTTCTTGCATTCTTTTAATAAAATCTTTTTGACTTGTTTCAAGTGAGGCTCTTTTATATGCTTTAAATATCATATCGAGCACTTGGTTAGTTTCTTTACTTAAATTTTTACGCACCCATAAAGCAGCAAGGTTTCCGTTTTTACCATTAAGACCTTCAAAAAATCTTGCTTCAAGAGTTGTTTCAGTTGTTGGTTTAAATACAGGAGTATTAAATCCTATGTCAAACCCTATATTAACTAAATTATCAACAAGTCTTTTCATCTTACCAAAATATATTTTGGCAGCTTTTGCTTCAGGAGTTTTTTGTTCATTTTGTAATAAGTCAAAACGAACTTTTAATTGGTCATCTAAATTAGGTATATCACTTTCAAAAAAGGATGAATATGAAATATTTGGGTTAAACTGAACCTTAGGGACTGTCCAATAATCTTGCCATATTGAAGTGCCCTCAGTTGCTTCTTTTGATAACTTGTTTGGTTTTTGTTTTTTAATATCTTCTTTATCTGCTTCAGTTAATTCTTGCCCTACTTCTGCTTGTGCAGGTACCCCAGTAGCTATTTGTTCTGGTGGTATTGAAGGTGTAAAGGTAGCTTGTTGTCCTACATTAATAGGTGCTTGACCTACTGTTGCAGTTAATGCACCTGGTTGTAATTTTTTTCTTGTTGTAGGTGAAGTAACAGGTCTTCCAGTATTATCCACTGATATTCCTTGAGATTCTCCAAGTCCTTCGGTATCTCCAGATTCTGCGGGTCCGTTAGAAACTTCATCCCTTGTTCTATCTGTTGTTCCGATAGTATTAAGTCCTTTTCCATATTCAACCCCTTCATTTATTATGTTATTTAATGCAGTTTTTAGTTCTGGGGTAAAGTTTTTATTTTTAAGAGCTTCCTGTAAAACTTCCTTAGCTGCAACTATATCTGTTGATTTTGATAAATCTTTGTCAACAAGTCGTTTAAATATCCCAGCATTTTCTTTTAATCCTAATGCTTTTAATTTATCTGCATCTAGTATATGCGTTGTTTCCGGCGTAGTTACTTCAGGTGCAGCTGCTACCTTTATATTTTCTACAGTTGCATTTTGTACTGGTGTTGAATTTAAATCTCCCTTACGAATATTTTCAACGGTAGCTTGTTTATTTTTTACTTGTATATCTTGTTGTTGCTGTTGTTGTTGCAACAAATTAAGAAGTTGTTGTTCTTGTGTACTAAGACCAAACTGTGCTTGTTCACCAGCTTGAATAGGTGCTTGTCCAACTGTTGCTGTAGGAATAGGTAATTCAAATTGTGTTTGTGGTCCTGCTTGTATAGGTGCGCCACCGACTGTAGCTGAGGGTTCTGCACCACCTTGTTGTTCGGCAAGTTGTGTAGGATATAATAATTGTTGATTTGATTGTATTTGTTGTTGACGTTGTTGTGTATCAATAGCAGTTTGTCTAGCTTGTTTACTACGATTAGCTTCAAATGCAGCGCCAGGTGCGCCAAATAAAGAACCACCCAATGCACCTCTTAATGACGCATCAAGAATACTATCAATACTATGTTGTGAGAATACAGTATCTTTAGCACCTGCTAATTGAGACCCATAATTTTGTAATGCTTGTTGTGCGCCTTCAGTTAAACCTTCTGCTCCAGCATTCTTAAGAACTTCTTTGCCGAATTCTCTTTTCCATGTAAGAGGAACTAATTCAGATTTTTGTAGTAATTCATTAGCTACAATTTGTTTACCTGCAGGACTAATTTGTCTAAGGAATCTTTCAGGTGTAATAACATCAAGTGCTGCAACAAGTGGACCTACAGTAAGCGCTAGTCCCGGCTCTAATGAACCTGTCTCTTGATAAATTTGATTGAACGTGTCAGGTACGTTCATAGATAAAGAAGAACCCCATAGTCCTGTCTTTAGACCTATATCAGCACCATGCTCTAATGCTTGTTTTTGTAATGCTCCTTCAGTAGCACGGTTTTTTAATCGAGAAACATATGCAGCTTCTGCCTCTTTAGTTAATCCTTGTTTTGTAGCATATTCAGCAGCGTGTTCTTCTAACGCTCTTTCTAAACCTTTTTTAGCTGCATATTTACCTGCTGTAGAACCAATACCTGCACCAAGTGCAAATGAAATCATATCAGGTGCTAATTGACCAAAGTTTTCTGCGCCATAATCAAATGCTTGACCGACGCTATTAATATCTTTATACGATTGATAAGCAGTAGGATATAGTGCCTCTATATCTTTCATTTTTTGGTTATATTCTTCCACTTGACCTTTGGCATATTTATCATTGCCGAAAGTAGAAGCAGCTAATGCTGGTATTAAATCAAGTGCAGTGCCTTTAAGACTTTCAACACTTCGTGCGAAGCCGCCCTTAATAAGTTCTCCCATAGGTAAATCTTTTGGGTCAAGTATAGGTTGAGATGCTTTAGCCTGCATCTCTTCAGCTTGACGCATGATTTCATCACGAGATAAGTTATTGGGAAATTGGACATCTCCAACACCCGGTATGGTCACACGAGGCATTGTTACTCCTTAAGGTAATTCGTTTGAGCTTGCAGTAGGGTATTGTTTAGCGCCATAAGCTCTCATTGTACTTAATCTACTGTTTGCATACGCAGCTGCTTTTTCATTAAATATTTCCATAGCTCTTTGATATGAACCAGATTTAGGGTCAGTCTTAACAAGTGCTGTTTGCACATCAAGAGGTAAGCTAGTAAAGAAAGGCGCTGATTTAGGATTAGCTTTATAACCTTCTAATCTATCAAGTTCACTTGCAACCACATTGCCTGGAACACTACCCATACCAGCTGAACCAGAACCAGATGTACGACGGCTATAATAATCAGCTTGTGCTTTAAGAAGTGGTTTATGTGCTTCATAGTAATCACGAGTAACACCAAGTTTAGCAAGCTCCATATCAAGTTCAGAACCTTTAAGACCAAGGGCTACAAGTTGACCAATACGTTTATTTTTTTCTTCTTTATCTCGAGCTAATACATCCATGATACCTTTAGTTGCCTCTTCACCTGTAACACCAAGACCAACAGAAGCATAAGGAGATGTAGATTGCATTCCTTTAAAAGCTCCCTTTAGTACACTAGCCCATAAGTCTACTTTTCTATCTTTAGCTCTTTCACTTTCATCGCCAAGAATAAGTTGTTTTAACCCTTCACGGTCAGTTTTAGCATTTGTCATAAGTTCATCTAAGTAGTCTGTTTTAGTTGCAGCGACATCTACTTGTGGTGTTGTATCAGAACCTTTTTTATCATCATGAATAGTAATAGGTGGTTTTTTAGCGGTTTCAGTTGTAGCTACAGCAGGCTCTTGTGTACCTAACATATTAAGTTTAGAACCTACTGGGCTTGTTTGTGAATATGGGTCAGTACTACCTGCAAGCCATGCAGCTCTACGATTTTCTAATGCATCAATCCCTTTATTAAATTCACCATAAGCAGGCGCTGTTACTGGGACTGACTGTCTTTGGCTTCTATAATATTCAAGTGCTGGGTCATATGGCGTTTTAATTCCTGCTGCAGTTACAGATTGCGTTGGCTTACCATAAGCTCTAGCTAAAACATTTTCTTGACCTAATTGACGTGTTTTTCTATATTCTTCTATAGGGTCATAATCTGTAGGTGCAATATAATCACCTTTGGCATAGTGTTCTACATCACCGCCATCAGCAAATGCAATAATACCCCCACCTGCCATTTGTGTAGGTAGATTACTTTGTGCTGCATCTATACCTTGACTAGGTTCGGCACTAGCTAATGTTTGTGCACCAAGTGATTGCTCAGGTGCAACTTGAGGTGCTTTACTTAATGCTGCCATCATATTAGCTTGTTGACTTACAGATTGTAAATGGTCATTAATACTTTGAACTAACGGAATACCTACATAAGGTTTAACTGCGCCATCTTGAATAGACTTAGTTAAATTACTTAAAATGTTTTGAATTACACTAGGGTCTTTAGCACTTAGTGCTGTATCAGCTAATGATTGTGCATGATAATCAATATTTTTTTGAATACTCATAATTAACCTTTACCCATTGCATTATATAAACCCAATCCGGCAATACCTGCTGTACCAAGATTACCTAACTGTGCTATAGAACTTGGTGGAGCTTGATAACTTTGTGTAGAAGTCGTTTGAATTGGGGTACCACGAATTAAAGCCATCATAGATGCAAGTTGTTGCATTGGGAATTGTTGTCCTGTTGCATAGTCTTGGATAGCTTGGTTCATAATGTTTTGTTGTTGTTGCTGTTGTTGAGCACCAAATTGGTTTTGTAATCCTAAGATACCTTGTTGAGCACCAAGTTGTTGTGTACCTAACTGACCTAATGTAGCACCAGCTTGTCCTGCTTGACCTAATGCACCAAGTGCTGCTTGTTGTCCTTGTAAACCAAGACCTGCGCCGTATTGTTGAGCTTGTTGAGCCTGATTAAATGCAGTGTTGTAACCTTGACCAATTGCTTGTTGCTGAGCCATCATAGCATTACGTTGAGCTTCATTTTGAGCTAACGCACCACGAGTACCACCAAATGCACCTGAACCTGTAGCTTGTGATGCTGCTTGAGTAGACGCTATATCACCTTGACGTTGAATTTCAGCCAACTGTGGTGCTAATGATGAACTAATATAAGGGTTCATATATGCACTCATAGCCGCAGGACTTGTAGCCATCGCATTATATTTAGCGCCTGTATCAGCAAGACTACCTACCATACCTAGTGAACCTAAACCGCTAGCACCCGCAAGCCTAGAACCTGCTTCAAATTGTCCTGGTGTTGTTAATCCACTAGCACCTGTAAATGAAGATGATTGTAGTGGACTAAATCCGGCTACATAATCTGAAGGATTAGTACTATAGGGTTGATATGGTTTGATGCCAGTGATGTTTCCAGAAGAATCTGTGTTATATACTTGTTGCGCTGCAGCGCCCAATGTTGATTGGGTAATAGGCATTAACTCTGGTGGAATACTATTTTGATAAACAGTAGATTGTGTAGGACCTGAACTACCGCCACCGCCACCTTTAAATTCTTTTAATCCTGTTTTTTTATTAATAGTGCCGGAACCACCCATAGATAATAATACTTTTGCTTCTTCTGCATTAACATGCGCAAGCTCCGTATCACCATCATCACCCATAGCAGCGATGTCTTTATAGAGTAAGTTTAATAACCAAATTTTAAATTCAGTTGGTAGTATAAATAATAAGTATTTCATATCTCGAGTTCCATTAAGGTTGATATTGCTTTAGCGCCAAATTTACTATTCCATAATCTAACAATAGCTGGTCTACCCATGCCTTGTATTTTTGTAGCACCCCTGCTTTTAAGTATGTCACAGAGCTCTTTAAATACTTGTTGATTTGCAATCAATCGTCCACCTACTGTTGTAATAAAACCTACTCTTGAATTTGGATAGTTAATAAATGTTGCTGTTGCTGAACCATGAATCTCATTATTATCATCTACCATTACTATCAAGAGCCACTGCCCCATACAAACTAATAACTTAGCTTGTTCAATCGTATAATCACCATGACCGTGTGCTAGTGCTGAAGCTACGAATTTTTCTACTCTCGGCCATGTTTGAGTAGCGTATTCGAGGGGTACGTATTGTGCTTTCATATTTTATGCCGGCATAAATTGTCTTGGATTAATTTGTTTACCTTGTTTTTTAGTACCTGTGCGTGCTTGACGAACTTTATTCATCATAGCATATAATTGTTTAGCGCCAGCATCTGTTGAACCATTACCTAAATGAGATACCACATCAGCAGGCACAACAAATTC